AGCGGTCACCTGCTGATCGTTGTTGTAGCGGCCTGTTTCCCGGTAGGTGCGCTCAGGCTCGCCGGCGATGACGTGAAACACCATTTGGCCGATCTTCATGCCAGGCCACAGCGCGATGTTGTGAAAGCGGCGGCTGTTGTGCAGCTCCAGCGTTAGCCGGCTGCCATGCCACCCTGGATCGCAATAACCGGCCAGTAGGTGCTCCAGGCCTTCACGCGCACGGCTGGACTTAAGCACAAACTGCGCGGCGATGTGGTTGGGCAAGTTGAAAATTTCTTGCGTCTCGCCCAAGCAGAACTCACCCGGCGTTAGCCAGTACGGGTCCGCCTGCGTGTGGTGACCAATGCCGAGGATTTGCAGCTCGGGGCGCTCGGGTACCTCGATCATTAACCGCTCACCCAGCAGCACATCGAGGCTGGCGGGGTTCTGCAGGTCGCTGTTGTACGGCACCACCATCGCCGTTTGGCGACAGAGGCGGGCGATCTCATGGTCTGGAATGATCATTCAGGCTCAATAATCCCAGCGGACTCTAGGCCTACCCTTGCGGATCCCGAGATGAACGAAGCCCTTGGGTGCGCCGTAGCCGACGCTGTAGGGCCATTCACGATCCACCCATGACTGGACCGCTTTGATGTCTACGCCGTCAACGTAGAAGTCCACCGCACCGACGCTGGGCGCGTCGTAAAGATGCTCCGACGAACTGGCGCCACCCACGGCCCGGTTGATGGCTGCAGGCCGGTGGCCCGAGGTGATTGTGATGCGCTTGCCTCCAAACTGGACGCGCACCTTTTCCAAAAACGTCGCCAGCTCTGCAGCGGTGTCCACCTGGTGCTGCGCCACGAAACGCCGGGCCGGCTCACCTAGGGCAAACTCGCCCAGCGTGAAGTGCTGCGACAGCTTGGTGCTAAACGGGTCGCTGGGCTTGACCTTGGCGGAGCGAGGTGGCGGCGGGGGTGGCTGCGTGCCAGTCCATAGGGCGCCTTCCGCGATGCGGCGCTGCTTGAGGCCGGCTTCGACGTTGGTGCCCGGATTGCGGTAGAGGAGCAAGGCAGCGGGCACTGCAGCCCAGTCCTTTTCGCGCAGCTCGCGGCTGATGGTTTCAAAGCCTGGCGCGCCATAGAAGCCGCTGCCAAGGTTGTAGGCGAAGCTGATCAGCGCGCACTTCTGATGATCGGCCATCTCGCCCCATGCGGGGATTGAGGCGCGCAGCTTTTCAGCAATGCGGTCCACCTCCTGGCGGAGCAGCATGTCCGCCTCGATAACGTTGATCTTGTCGCCCTGCTTGACCTTGCGGCCGTCGCTGTAGCGGGTGGTGCCATAGCCGATCGTTGCCACGTCCCAGCCGTGCAGCGGGTCGGCGTAGGCCTCAAGGTGGCAGCCCTCGAACTCCTTGATGATCTTCAGCGCTGCGGCCAGGTCGGACTGCTTGCCGTCTTGGCTCCATGTTTGGAACCATGCCCGGTCGCGGCGCATGGCCACGGCATAGCCGTTTACCGCTAGATCCTGTTCCAGCATTTCAATCGCGGCCGACTGGTGCGGCAGTTTTCGATAGAAACGGAACAGCTGCTCTAACGTGATCGGTGCGGCGGTCATCGCTTGATGTTGCGGAGGGCAGCCTTGATGGGGTCGTAGAGGCCGAGCACGGCGCTCACTTGGGTGGCGGTAGCAATGTGGCCGAGCTTTTCTTCGATGGCGTCAGTTACGACAGCTTGCACCGCTAGTGGCTGGGCGTGATCTACCAACATCGAGGGCAACTCTATGTCGAGCTTGGCGAAGATGGCGGGCAGCTCTTTGCGGAGCGCACGATCCACCGCCAGCTTGAGCAGGGTGCGACCTAGCTCTAGTGCAATGGTACGGAAGATGTTGGTCATTGCGGTGACTTGGTGAGGATGCCGCCAATCCAACCAGCGGCTGTACCTACCGCAGCATAGACAGCTGAAGACTGCGGATCACAGTTGGATGGAGTGCGAACACGGCAAACGGTAAGGTCGATACCGCCAATGGTGATGCCTGCTGCTAGTAACCCCACCAAACAGCGAAGCAGGTAGCTGCGTTCATTCATCTGCCTTCAAGCTTGCTGACGCGCTGCTCGACTGCGTTAAGGCGGGTATAGGTTTCGCGGTTTGCCTCGCGCATGTCGGTGTGGATCACTTCAAGCTGGGTGGCGATATGCTCCACGGAAGTGGTGAGCCGTATCACGGCCGTGCGGGCCTCGTCGTTACGCCTGCTAAACCCGCCTAGGCCCATGGCGGCGACGGAGATCGAGGCTCCAGCAATCGCAGCAATGACCTCGATCATGGTGTCATGCTAGCCGTTAAGCCCAGGCTCCAACGGAGGTGTTGGCGCCAGCGGCGCCGATGGGCCAGATAGCGAAAAAAGACCCTGCGACTGTGGAATAGGCGCCACCTGGCGCTGCGGATAACTTGTACTGGGGGATAAACGTGCCGCCAGCGTCAATGCTTACCGTGCCGTGGTAAGTGTAACCATATTGAATTGTTGCTGAAGAGGTCGCTGACGTAAGATTCGCAATCGTTGCAATCGTAATGTGAGAAGCGACTGTAGTGCCTGTGCCAACGGTTGGAGGAGCAACAGTAGCTCCAGTCACATAAACAGTGTAGAAAATATTGTTAAGGGTGGCGGTGCCGCCAAATAGTATTCCTAGTGTGTGGCTCGTCGTACCCGCTGTTTTTGAAAGCAAAAAGTCAGCCGTAAAAGCGTAAACGGTGCCTGCCTCTAGCGTTACGCCAACATTAAACAGTGACTGCGCGGTAGAACTATTTGCCCCAGCAAAATTACTATTTAACCTATAAAACATCATTGACGGCGATACGCCGCGACTGACTGGTGTGCTGTATAAAACCTTGCCGTCAAACTCGACAGCGCCGGCAGCTGCTGTCGTTAGGTTAGTGCCTGACTGCAGTTTCAGCGGCGCGTTTGACGTCGTGCCAGCAGGGAGAGCAATGGGCGTGAGAAAGTTACGGCTCATCAGCCAATCACCACTACGCGGTAGGCGTTAGACGTAGGAGCAGTGGCAAACACCACTGCCACAGTGTTTACGCCCGTGCGCTGTACATCCACTTCCACGTCGTCGTAGTCGCCTGAGTTAGGGAATACCCGCACAATCACGTCTCTCGTATTCAAGTTGTGAGTCACGGTATAACTGGTGGCGCTGCCGTCACCAACGCTGCTGGATACTTTACGCAGACGACCAGACCAGCTGGCCAACTTGAGTGGGGTGACGATGCGAGCGTCGTCGGTGCCGGTGTCGGTTTCGGCTTGCGTTGCCAGTTCAGCGATGCCTGCGGTGCTCTCGCTGGCGGCGGGTGCTGCAGTTCCAAAAGCAACCCAGCTGATCGAGCTGCTGCCGATGGTGCCGTTGATTTGATCTTGGCGCCATGTCGTAGCAGCGCTGGTGCCTTCCTCGACGGTGGTGACGGCTTGCTCCAGCTCGGCAAAAGTGCTTGCATCTAGCGAGCGGGTCATGGCGGTGCTAGCACCGTTCCAGACGTAAATGCCGTTTTCGGATGCGGTGGATTGCGCTCGCACCAGCACCCGATCTTGGCTGGCCATCGTGATGCCATCAATAGTGGCGCCAGGGCTGCTCAGGTTGAGGTTTGACTGGGTGGAAACACGGCAACTGTCTTTCCATGCCAAGCCCTCTACTAGCGAGTCCACATAGGACTTGGATACAGCATCACCCGATGCGCTGGGTGATGGAACATTGATGACCTTTGACGTGCTTTGCAGGTCTAGGTCGGTAAAAAACTTTCGTGCCATGTCAGATCAGACGGGCTAACCCAGCGGACGCTGGATTCAGTGTAACAACAGTTTGGTTGACCGATGGATGCGTCACATCTCCGTCAATTTCCTGACTACCAGCATCAAGCAGCTCAACTGATGGCCTATAGCCAAGGTTATGGTTGATAGTCCATGTAGTTGCGGGTGAAGCCTGTTCAAAAACAAACGCAGCTCCACCTGCCGGCCCTTGCGGACCTTGAGTAACTGCTGTAACAGTGCTAGTAACAGGAACCGTGACAATCGTGCTGCTGCCGTTTTCAGTAACGGTGACAGTGTTGGTTACGGCGCTGACGTTTACGGTAGTCATGCAGTGTAACCCTCGGACACATAGATAGTGCCTTCAAGGTAATACTCCTTCAGGCCGGAAGGGTTGGTTAACAGTACGTCGTAATATGCTTCATCAGGAAATATAGTTGTTTGTTCGTCTGTCAGAGCGATGGCGATGGTGCCAGTCGCGCGGTTTGTGTAGGTAACCGTGAAATCGGCGTATTTCGTCGTGCGGGCTTGGTTCCAGGCTTGTGCGGCGACGATCCAGCCGGTTAAGTTGATTGCTGCGTCAGTGCTGTCTTTGAACTGCAGCGTGATGCTGTAGTCCGCCCGGCGTTGCAGGCTGATATTGTAGATGCCGGGTGAGATGGCCATGGTGCCAGTCTACCTACTTACCTTGACCACGGCATACCTTGAGCCGTGGTCGGTGTGCGCTGCTGGTCAATCTGCGCTTGTAGGGCAGCTTCAATCTCGGTGACCTTCTCGGCGCCACCAAGCTTGTCCTGCACCCAGCCGATGACGATCTCGGGAGTGAGGTCAGCGTAAGGGATGACCTCACCTTCAGGCTGCTCCAAGCCGATAGAGCCGTAGGCAGAGCTGGCGTAGGTGCCGTCGTTGGCGGCCACGGTGTAATGGACCGTGAACACAATCCCGTCAGCGGTGTGACGCTCCATTTGGGCGACGCCCCAGGTGTAGTCAGTGGTACTAGTCATGGGCTAGGTGGGGGTAGGTGAACTGTAGCTGGGGTGAGCGTGCCTAGTAAGCGATCATCAAGGTGCCGTCCGACTTGCGGTAGACATCACCAGCGACAAGGCCGCCAGCTAGTGCGGCAGTGTTGTCGGCGTAGGTAGCAACGTTTGAGAAATTAATCGTGCCGTTGCTCTTAATCCTCATCCGCTCCGTAGGACTAGCCGCGCCATCTGCAGTAGTGGAGAACACTAGGCGGCCTGGAGTGTCATTACTTCCGGGTGTTCCGTCAATTTCAGCAGATATTTGAGCAGCCCAGCTTTGGATGTCGGTGCCATCAGCAGCCGCCCACGAAATGCGACCAAGTTCGTCATTGTTGGAAATGGCCGTGTTAGATCCAACAGAGGCGCCTCCAGATCTTCCAAGCGTTAAATATGGAAGGCCGCCGTTTCTGATGATGCTGAGAGCGCTTTCTCCACCCGTACCCTCAACTTGAAGACCAGCAGATACGCCATTAGCACTGGTACGCGCAGTAGACGTGCCAACTAACAGCCTGCCGGAGCTGTCGATGCGGGCGCGTTCGCTGCCACCCGTACCAATTGCTACTTGATCAGCACCAGGGCTATAGATGCCGGTGTTGGGATCGTTTTCAAAGGCGATACCGGGTGCAGCAGCGGTGCCATCAGGCATCCCGCGCATCAGTTCCTCGATGGTGATGCGTTTGTTCTTGGTGGCCGCCGCTGCTTCGCTGATATCAACGATAGGCAAAAAGTCACCTGACGCTGGTGTGGTCAGTGCTGTCAGGTCTGAAATCTTACGGTCAGCCATGGCTTGTGTTGTGGTGGGTACTGGCGTCGGCTACGCGCCCTCAAGGGCTAACTTGATCTCATCCGTAGTTTCAGCCACATTGATTGCATCTTGAATCAAGGCGTACTTTTCACGGATTGATTGACGTGATACCTCAGCTTCCACAGCGCTGACGCCGGGGATTTGTTTGGCGATGATTTCGTCAAAAGGATGGAACTCCTCAGCACGTTTGGCGCGGCGGGTGTCATGGCCAATCGCTTTGCACTGGCCAAGGTCGTGCTCGATGCAGTCGTTACCGATCACCCATGCATTGCGGAAGGTGCGGTCGCTGGGGACATCAGCAGCGTCGATGATCATGTACGAAACGCCGGGTGGCACATCCTTTAGCGCTAGCTCAACGGAGCCGGCTGGGATGATGACGGCAACACCGCCGGATTCGGCTTGAAAAATAATGCGTTGAGTGGTCATGGCAGGTTAGCGGAAGATGGAAACGGAAACGTCATTGAAGTCTGTAACTGCTCCGCTAGATCCAGCTCCAGTGCCGATGCGAACAGCTGAAGATGTTTTGGTCGTAGCGGCTGAGCTAGTGCTTGCAGATTGTACGTTTAACACTGCTTGAATGTTGGCCACCCCGTAGGAGTTAAGCACTCCAACAATTGAATAATTTGCATCTGCCAACGCCGTCGTGAAGTTCACCGTATAATCACCCACACCATTGTCAGTAATCGAGCTGACATTACCACTTGCCCGGATCGCTACCGTGCCGGTGCCGTTGAAGTTCACCCAGGCGCGGCATCCATATGCCACAGCAGCGGAGCCGTAGCCGGAGTTAAATGAAAAGTCGCCAGAGCTTGATACCCTTATCCGCTCCGTGCCCGCTGTCGATGCCGCAAGTGTGTCTGCTGCTGGGCTCCAAAATCCAGTGTTGAGATCACCAGTGAACGTCAGCGACGGGGTGCCGACTGCTCCAAGGGGGACATCAACTGCCAGCGTTGAGCTAACTGCGGTGGTGCTGACGGCTAAGCGGCTAGTCCCGCCCGTGGTGATTGCTAGTTGGTCTGCTCCGGGTGAGACCAGTCCTGTGTTGAGGTCGCCTGATACGGCAATGCCTGGCAGTGCTGCAGTGCCTGCTGTGACGGCCAACACACCCGTCATGGTGCCGCCAGCCAATGACAGCAGCCCAAGGTTGGTGCTTGCCAGTGTGCCAACAGTTACCCATGCGCTGTTGGCCGCATTGCGGATTTTGAGCAGCCCTGTCGTCGTATCCGCCCACATCATGTAGGCAACGGTTTCAGGTGGCGACGTGGCGCTACTGTTTTGCGAGAACAGCGCCAGCATGGCATCGTTCAGGTCAGCGCGGACTGCTGAACCACTGCCGTTTGGAATTATGTCTGTACCTATCCAGTCGTATGTGGGCATGGATTACGAGCCTTTGCCATATCCTACAGCCGACCACGCAAAAAGACGATCCACTGCGGTGCCACCGCTATTGCGGAATATCACGTCAAACCCGCTGCTGCTGACGTTGGTCACGTTGAAATAGTCACCAGATTGCAGGTTTTGAGCTGTAATACCAATAGATGGCAAGATGCTGTTAACGCCACCAAGCACTGCCGAGCCAGTCCAAAAGGGACTGCCAAAAGTGATGCTCTTGGTAGCAGCTCCGCTTTGCTCCGCCAGCACTGAGCTTTCAATACGACGCTGGAACGATGCCTTGTAGCCCAGCTCATAGCAGGCAAAAGCTTGGGACAATGTGAAAGCGGCGGCATCCAGCTTGAACTCAAATGCCCGTGCCGTAAATGTGCCGTTACCAAATTCTTGGTAGTCGCTCCATGTCGGTGAGGCAGTTGGGTTATCGTCGGTGGTGCGTACGCAGACCTTGGAGTTGACTTGATCCGCTACAGCGCCTTCAAAGTCCACCCATGTATCAATAAGGTCGGTGCGTTCGTCAATTAGATCGGATGGGTAAAACCCACCGGCAATAAGATGACGCCGTAGATCCAGTGAATACTTAGCGCCAAGGTCCAGCACTTCGGTGAACACATAGTTGCCAGTGGCGGCAATATCGCCGTAGTAGTCAAGATCCAGCAGCAGGTCTAGATCGGTAATGGTGTCAAATAATGTTGAGCCACCCAGCGTAATGGCGTCGTACTCAGTGCTGTAAAACAGGTTGGTGAACTCACCTTGGAATGGAGGGTCTGTTGTGTCCTCACGTTTGTCCAGCACTAAAAACGCACTAAGGGGATCAGGTAGGCCAACAACGACGCTGGCCTCGCCAATGCTTTGCTTGCCGCTGCTATCTTCAAATTTGATGATGTACTCGCCCTCAACCATCGGCACAATTGCCTCAGTGCTGTACCCAGGCACTGCAGGGATTAGATCCTGCGAGTTGGTCCAAGAGCCGGTACCGTCTGCAATGCTGGTATGGCGGATGTGAACACGACCGCCTACTTTTACGTCGAGATCGGTTGCGGCATCCCACCGCAGACGTGCTGAGTTGGCGCTGATTTGTTCAATTGTCAGATTTCCTACATTGGCGGGCTCAGCTAATTTGCCCCGTGCAGATACATCAAGGCGGGCTGGCTCTGCCGATGGACGCAATCCAGCATTAACACCATAAATCAATACTTCATAGTCGCCTGGCGTTGTGTCATATATGACGTACTCCTGTGTGGTGACGTAGCTTTGCGCCCAGTTACCATTTGCTCTGCGCCATTTTGCAATATATTGCACTGCATTAGTGCGGCCATCATCGTCTATGGATGCCAGCCAGCTAATTATTAACTTGGACAGTACCTGCCCAGACTCTTCGTACAGCACCTCCACAAATGTCGGTGCTCGCGGCGCAGTTGCTGGTTTGTTTAGGTCGGTGATGTCACGTTGCTCTAGTGCTGTGCCACGCTCGATGTAGTCGTATTTACTAGCGTTATAGGCAATAGCGCTGATGGCATAGTTGCTGCCGTCTTGCTCCGCGACGCTGAGCACTCGCCATGTTGAGGTTTGAATGTTGCTGGTTTGATAGACCCAAACGGTATTAACGTTAGGCGTTACAGAGAACGCTGCGCTGACGGTAATGACATTGCCAACAATGGTTGAGATAAAGCGAGTTTCAACGCTGCCATCTGGCATGATTACAGATAGATCAGCGCCCGCAGCAGTCAGGCCGGTGGCATCATCTGCTGTGATAGCTGTTGTAGTTGCAGCGGAAATGCGACCACCACGACGGGCGCCAGTCTTGACAGGATCTGCTACTTCAATGACTTGTCCTGGCCTGACCACCACGCCGGCATCGATGGACGCGGTGAAGCTGATAATCTCGCCTTCGTAGCGATTTGAGTACAGCAGCCATTCACCGATGCGATACGCTTGTCCGCGGCTGGTACAGGCGAAAGCACTAATTTCAGTTTTTACAACGCCGTACTTGGCAATGCCTTCTGCGTCTTCGACTGCTTCGTATGCAATATCACGACTGTTGAGATCTAGGTAACTAACGATACAAACCGTGGGGCGTGTTTTACGGCTAGCACCTTGGTAACTGAAACCCTCTTCGGTAATATTTGCCAGCGTAAACAGGTAAGCGGTATCAGCAGGTTTATCTTGGCTGATGGTTAATGCGCCAGTGCTCCAATACGGCATTACCCGCATAACGGAACACATATCGTTGATAAGTTTATACGCCTCTTCTGCTGTTTGGATATTGACGTTGCAACTAAAGCGCGGCTCTTCTCCGTTAAAACCATCGGGCACCAACGCTGATGCGTATTTGCTAGCGGCAAAAAATGCAAACTTGTCTAGCTTGTTGGCATTGCCATTGAAGCTAATTTTTTCCGCATCGGTAAGGATATGGTCACCAAATCCGTAGCGAGTCGATGTGAGCAAGTCCCACAAGATCCATGCTGGGTCGCTGCACCACTGCGCAGATCCAAAGGTGCCACTCCATATAAAATCATCGGGATAGATAATTCGTCCGTTGGTCTGATCGACGGTGACACCATTAGGGATGCGCACCTTGATGCCACGAATCAAGTAAGATCTTGTTGGGATGCTGCTGAACTGCTCAGCATCAATGCGCGACCACACCAAGGCGCTGTTGGGGTAGCGCAATTTGGCGTATATGATTTCGGTGTAGCTACTCCAGTTAAAAGCGTTGATAACTTTTGGATCTGTGCTGTCTGGTCTGTCCCGCTCTACTTTGATGGTGAGTGGATAAACAGGCGCAAGATTGATTAGGTAATCGCGTTGATATGCGTCGTTGGTACGACCGTCAATGGTATCGGTTACGGCTAGGTTGTCGCCGCCGCCGTTGTAGTTGACGTAAATACGCAGGCCGACTTGAGATCCCAGTATGTCGCCTTGATTAGTAAAGGTCTGTAGTTGCGGAATCGTAATAGTGATGCGTACAGCATTAACGTTTGAATCGGTAATAGATTGCACCACGGGCGAGCCGTACTGCACTGCAAGGCCCACGGCTTTTTCCTCTTCAATGTCAAACGTGCCAGGGATAAATGGTTGATCCTGGGTGCCATTGCGCGTTGCAATGGTGACGTTCTGGAAATTGTACGTGCCGTTTGCATTTTGCAGTGGCGTGTTATCAATGAAAATAGATTGAGCGCCATTTTTCAACCCTTGAATTTCGCCTTCGCTGAGCAGGTCAAGAACCTGCGCATATTGCTTGGAATTAAGGCTGTCGTTTGCTGTGACAGGATCGCGAGCCTCGCCCCCGCCCTTGCCGCCACCACCGCCTGCTCCGTAGATGCGTGCCATTAGTTATACACCTGCACAGTGTCAATACCAGCAGAGATGACGACGCTGCCAACTATTGTCTCGCCATAGACAATAGGCACTGGTACGCCTTGCCTGCTGACGTTTTGGATGCCGCTGAAGCTGTAGCTCTTGCGCGGGTCGTCTTGGCCATCTGATCCTTGCGGCACCTTTGGCGTTGGCGTTATTAGCTGGGCTACACCGCCGACGACGAGGCTTAAGCCGGCAAAACCAATGCTTAGCGATAGTGAGCTAAACGTGGTTCCAAAGATAACAGCAGCGCCTTTCGCTCCTGCTGCCAAGCCGATGCCGGGCAGGGCAATGGCCAGCGCAATCAACGCAATGCCCGCAATAATCCTCCCCGTTGCACCCGCGCCAGCCATCACGGGCACGATCTTGATTTCTTGCTGGCCGGCGGGGTCGTGTAGCTCTTCTAGGTCGAGGTCGTAGGTGCCGACGCTGACGCGGTAGTGCTGATCGTTCATGTGGCGCTCCAGTTCTGGCCAGTTCGCAACTAAAAAGCGCACGGCTTCAGCCGCAGTAGCTACGTCAGCTTCAAGCACACGATGGCCGACGAACTTAGCGAGGGCGCCATACAGCTTGATTTTACGCAGCATCGTTTTGCCTCATCGTTCTTTCATTGTAGGAAACTTAGGATGACGCAACCATCGGCCTGTGCATTTTTGCAGCCAGCCGCCGCCTCCGTAAAGATCGCGGCTGCTGAGGCGTCCACGAATGTGATGCAGCACCATGGCGTCGCCAATGTAGACACCGCAATGGTTTAAGCCAGGTCCGCTGATGTTCATCAACAGAAAGTCGCCTTTCTGTATCGCTTCATCTTGATTCAACTCCCGAAATCCTGCATCACGCCAGCAGTCATCAAACATGGGTGAGGCTTCAAATTGCTCTGGCGTCAGTGGGCGCTCCCAGTCGCGCAAGCGCAGGCCATGGTCGGCGTACCAGTCGCGGGCTAGCGTCCAGCAATCGCTGATGCCCCATGCCCACTGCCTGCCGATTAGCGGTGCCTTAAACCCGGATGGCTTGCATTCACCCCATGTTTCGAGCTTAGGGTTGACGATATACCAAGGCAATCCACTGGCTTCGCAGCCCATTAAATCTGGCTGACTGGGCGATGGTGATGTCATCGGGTGCGAATGCACCACTGCGACTACCTCGCCTTGGTCTTCTGCGTCGGCGTAGTCGTCAGGGGCAAGAATAAATTGATCGTTGCCACTGCTGAGGTTGCGGCATGGTACATAATGCTCGCGGCCTTTGATGACTATTAGCAAGCCACACGCCTCACGCGGGTCTTCCGCCTTGGCATGGGTTAATGCTGCATCGCGCCAGGTCATCCGTAGAAGGCTCCAATGCCGGGGTAGCTTCCAAATGGCAGCTCAGCGACGTTGCCAAAATGCGCCTTGCAATCGGTTAAGGTCTTAAGGCATGTAGGCAAACCACCGCTATAGCTACATTCGGTTGATTTGTATACCCACTGACAAATATTGGCAATACACTGTCGTTTTGGTGCGCGAACACCAATAAGGTCAAATGCCGACGCCAGCTCAAACTCCACCACGTCGCGGGTTTCAATAACCTTGCGGTCAACGTAGTAGACCTCGCGTGGGAACTCCGCTGTAGGGTCTTCAGTTGGGTTAACCGGCTCCAGCAATATTGATCCACCATCTTCCAGCAGTAATGCAAAGCTATCTTCCGTCAGCAGGATGTCGCCACTGGCTGGAAAGTTTGCGCCGTCTAGGTAGCGGCCTAAGGTGCGAATGCGCGTAAATTTAGCGCCTTCTAAACCATCTGGCAACGTCAACAGCAATGCAGTGATAGTGCTAAGGATGTTGCTAATACGAATCTTGGGACGCGGTAATTGACCATTGCCGCTGTATTCAAAGCCCTCGGCTTCAACGGGAAAGGCTAAGTATGCTTGGCTATTCCAGATGATGTTACCGTTAGTGCCAGTTGCGTTTACGCCAGCGTGGAAATAGAAGGTTTCATTTGCGTCATGCTGCGTTGTATTTAACTCAAGCTGAAACAGCTCGATAATTGCACCGGGAGCAATTTCCTGTAGCGCACTGACGGGTACGCTCATGGTTCATACACTTCTCGAAAAGTCGCCTGAATTTGATTGTTGTTGCAGTTGCTCAACGTCACCTGCCATTCCTCGCAAACGTATTTGCCAGCAATGTTGCGAGGTGATGTCCAGTCAAATGATTCAACGCCGCCACGCGCATCAAAAAATGCCGTAATTTGATCGCGTTCTGAATCAGTACGATTAGAAAATTGAAGAGTCCATTCCTTGGGATCGGTGTTTAGTCCAAAGGTAATCCGCTGTTCGTAGCCGTCTCCAAACTGCGTCTTGCGTACCCGAGGCTTGCTGCTCTCGGTAGCTTCAAAGCTGGGTGTGTAGGTAAAAGTTGCCATGGGTTATGCCATCAGTAGGCCACCAGGCCGTTTTTGTTTAATCAATTCTGCCTGCACCGCTTGCGCAATGGCACGGCCGAGCTGAGCGCCTTGACCTTCGTTGCCCTGCACGCTGGTGCCCTTGGCGTCCTCTGAGACGTTTACCGTTGTGCTGCTGCCACCGCCGCCACCTGCGACGCCCAGCTTGCCATC